AACACCCAATTTCTTTGCAATAGCAACTTGACTCGGTGAAAGCTTCACCGTCCTGCGTGCACTATTTACCCCGGAACTACGGGAAGCAGGTGCAACGGCTGGCACGTTCGACCGTTGTCTGTTATTCGCTTGAGCAGACTTGAACTTGTTCGGAAACTCGCCCCGTAGTCTGTTATCTAATTCAGTATAGTACTCGTCTGAATCAGGGTCAATGCCCTCTTCCTCAATTAGGGTCTGATGGATACCCCATGCGGCGTAGGTCATCGTTCTATCTTTGCCAAACCACTCATTTCGCGCTGCCCAATCCTCTGCGCGAGGGCTAGGAGCAGGTTGTTGAGGGGCGGGCTGCTGATATACAGGCTGTTGCTGTTGCACAGGAGCGGCCTGTGGCTCTGGGCGTGAATCTTCCCATTGCTGCAACTGGCGCTGCTCCATCGACAGCTGCATAAGGCGCTCTTGGGCCTCTGTCTCAGTGTCAATGTCGCCTTCTTCCCGTGCACGGCGGATAATCGCCTTCAACTGCATTTGCTGCGTCTCTACACGCGATTTAGCCTCATATACCCGGCTCTGATCCGTAGAAACAAGCTGCTGCTCAAGCTGATTTGCCTTGGCTTGGACATTACGGGCGTAATCAATGGCTGCTTGCTCACGGCGCTCTGCCTCACGCATCTTAGCTGTCAGTTTAGCAATGCGCTTCTGCACATTCTCGCTAACCTGATCCAGCTCATGCTTCTCTGGCTCTGGTTTTGCTGCTACAGGCGTTTCTATTGCAGGAGGACCGCCCTTATCTTCCGATTCTTGCTCTGGAAGTTCAATGCTGGTTTCTGTTTCGCCTTCGCCTAGCTCAAATTCAAGCTGGCTGTCTGGTGTGATATTAGCCATGGTGAGTCCTTACATGTGCAGAATGTCTTCTGGGTTGTTGATTCGGGCAAGAACCTCGTCATCATTGATGATTCGGATTTCCCCTCCGTCTACACCGATACGCGCACCCGCGTAGCGGCCAAAAACAATCCAATCACCCTGCTTGCACCATGCTCCGTTGGGGAATTTGCCTTCATCTTTGTAAGCCAATTCGCCAACGGCCAGAACATACCCGCAGACAGTCGTGATTTGTTGTTTTTCAATCGTGGAATCAGCAAGGACGATGCCGCCTTTGCTCTTTTTTGCGCCTCGATAGGGCAGGATGACGATTCGCCAGCCAGTAGGCTTCGGAATACGGTCCAGAACGGACTCATTGATGTCTTCAATGGCAAGACTGCCATCATCGCTATAGGCATCGTCCAAAGTCGGCTTTCTTTCCGCCTCTTCCTTTGCCCATTTTTCTTCCAGTGCTGACATAGTCATATTTTTGCGTTCCTCAGGAGTTTGAGTTCTTCTTTAGGAGATCGTTTATTGCCATCTCCACAAATTTATAGCCCTCAATACGGCCCATCAGGAACTTGTAATGCTCCATGTCCTTCACCCCGCCTCCAACGAGAACGTCTTCCGACTGTTTTCGCAAGTTTCGGACTGAAATCAGCACTTGTTCAGTGAATTCAAGCATGGATTACTCCAAGTACGCAGACAGTACTTGCCCTATCTGAAGGCTACATGCTTATTATGCATGTATATTTGCACTACAACACACTTTTTATGTAATTTTTACCTTTTTAAAGGCATCTTTCCGGTAAACAAAGGTGGGTTTGTTCACCTGAATTGTTTCACGTGGAACATTCTTGGCCCGATTAGGGCCTGTTTCACGCTTTTTCATTGCTTTATTGGGTCGGGTTGCCACGTTGGCCTCCTGTCTGGGTCATTTTTGCGAGGGCGACAGCGTTTCGCTCTGCTGCAAGCTTATCTGCCTGTGCCAATTTGGCCTGATCTACCGCCATATCGTTTTGTTCACGCTGCTCATCAAAGGATAGCTTGGCTGTATCAAGCTGGGCGCGTGTCTGATCACGCTGGGCAGACTGTGCCAATTCCTGCTTCTTCAACTCAATCAGTGGATCAGGCTGCTGCTGATTGGCTCCGGAGAGTTCGTCCTGCATCGCCTTTACTTCCTTGAAGTACTGAGCAATCTTCAGGGCTACCATGGCCTCACGCTGGAGCAAAGACACCATTTTGTCTGGGTCTGTACCGTACTGCTTGAACAATTCCGCCTCGACAGCCTCTTCGGCCTTCTTGGTCATGTGATCGAAGATATGCTTTTGCAGCGCCATAGCGACATTTGGCATAGCTGAGACCAGCGGTGACAGGCCCATCATGAGGTGGCTCATAATATGAGCGTCATGCTGCTGACCAGCAAATGCCTTCAACTGAGAACCATCCAATGCCTGTGAGTTCTCGCTTGCAGGATCTTTTGGCTTATCCACATCCTGACTAGTCAGAATTGCATCTACATCCCTGACTCCAATCGCCTCATACATACGACGATAGGCTTCATACATGTTGTGCATCTGGGGTGCAGATTGGGCAAGCTGGAGCTGCGTTTGCGCCATAGTGATTCGCTGCGCCACCGAAAAAATATTGGGGTCGGACACCGGCAGAACGTCGATTCGGTCATCAAAGTCCTTTTTCTTGATCTTGCGCGACTCTCCCGGCACATCATACGGGTACTCATCAGGCAAGTATTCCGCAAAACCCTTGGCCAGCAGTTGGAACTCCAACTTCTGCGAGTAGTGCAGCCGCTTGTGAATAGCGGACATGACCGAAGAACCCTTTTCCAGCAATGCAATGGTGGTACCCACCGCAGCATTCTGGTTGCTATCGCCCACCTGCAAGTCGGTAATTGCAGCCATACGGCGACCTGCGTCCACGCAGAAGCCCATCAGGGCAAACAATGTCTGGCTAGGCTCTTTGTACGGCAATGGCAACAATGACTGCTGCAAGTCCATACCACCGGCATCAATATCGCGCCATTCGCCCGGAGAGATCGGCACATCATCGTTCTCAATACGAGCGCCCTTGGCTTTAAAGCCCGCAGGGAGGTTGTTCAGCGTACCTGCATCGGTCAGCTGGCGGAGAGCCGCTGACGCGGTTTTGGTAAGGCCACCAATCAGGTGCAAAAAGCCCAAGCCATAGGCACCGGGACCCTGCACAAGGAGGTAGTGGACGTAGTATTCCTGACGCTCTTTCTGGTCTTCCTTCTCTTTCCAATTGCGGCGGATACCTACTACGCGCTCAGATACCTCATCGATAGTAATTACATAAGGCAGTTTGATGCCTGTAGCCTCACCGTCCTCATCCTTATCCTCAAAGCCGGGGAGATCGTAGTCCACTTGGAATTCCAGCAGATAAATCTCTTCCTCATCGCCGCTAGGAACAACGCCCGTGACCTTCTTGTCCTTCTCCTGAACGATCTTGGTCTGCTCCATATCCACCGAAGGATCAGCAGAATCCAAATACTGGCCACGTACTACCGCCTTGCGGTAAGCATTCAGAGACATCGGGAAGCGATAGGTAATGCGTTCGCATTCACTCATCACCGACGAGCCGTTGTACGGGATATACAGGTTGTCAGCAGGGATCATCTTGCTGACCATACGGCCCTTGTTGTAGTCGAAGTAGACCTTCTTGAACGCAGAGCCGCCGTAGCCCACATAGAACAGCATCTGGTCAAACTCAGGAGTGTACTCAGGCATCACAGTCGTGATCTGGTAGTTCATGAACTCCTTGACGCGCTGCGCTTGCATCAGACGCTCACGGGTCTCTTTACCCAGTACCTGCGTACGCACGGGCCCGCCCGCGGGCATGAGCTCCTTCAAAGCCTGTGCCTGAAACTGCACAATCGCCTCGGACAGCAGTGGGTGATACACGCCACACGCGCCCTTGAACGGCTTGGTGCGCTCCTCCATCGAGAAGCCCAGCAACTCCATACCCTGTGAGTACTGCTTTTCCCATGGCTCACGGGATGAGGTATCTGCCTCATACAGCATCATCAGGTCTTCTGATATGCCCGTCAGAACGTCTTCCGGGAGAACCTCTGCCAGATTCGCGTCAAAGGGAACGTCATCATCTTCGCCTTCGCCAATGTTGACGACAACACCACCGTCCTCGTCAAATTCGATCTCGATATCAGGCAACGGACCTTCGCCTTCTATTTCGATATCTGTTTCGCCTTCTGGGGCGTAGTTTAGACGTTCAATGGGCATTGTTTGCTCCAGTTTATAAACTTATTTAACGATTAAAAATTTGGAACAGATGTCCAATCCATCGCAGGATCTTCAACGAAATCCTTAATAAAAGGTACTGCTTCTTCTATTGGTCGTCCATTGCTAACGCCTTTAATTTGTTTAATTTCAAATGGCATTTTATATCCAAGACGCTTAACCTCATTTACGATTTCTTTATCGGATACTCCGCTTAAAGATGAGCCACTTTCGTTCAAGAAACTTTCTTTTCCTGATCCTTTAATAAAATTCTTGGCTTCTTGTATATCGGGTACGGCCTCTATTGTTGTATATGGCCGTCCTGTATTATCGCGCAAGCTAAATATTCTGGTTCCACTTTCCACACTTGGACAGTATGTCCCAACACAGTGCTTCATGATTTCACCTTCATATTTTAAAGCATCATTTAGTACTGTTCGAGCCTCATCCTTTGGCATTCCTTTTGGTGTTGTAATTTCTACCCAATGCATACCAAGCTGATTAGGAACTGGAGGTTTTCCCACTACTTGAGGAACAGTAGAATATTCTTTTACCCTAGTAACAGCAGGATTATTGGCTCTGGCAAGATCTATTCCTGTGGGGTTAGATGCTCTCCAGCCATTAATTTTGTCTACCAAAGAAGACGCATCCTCTACTGACATCTTACGCAATTCACTTGGTGTTCTTCTAAGTTCTTTAGGCAAGTCGGTATAAGGGTCTACCGCACCCTGTAATTCGTCAATCATGTGTCTAATCTGTGAAGCAAACGGGTCATTTGGGCGATAAGACAAACTAAAAATGCCCGCATTGCTTCCAGAATCCTCTGCTTTTTTCAACCAAGCAGGAGGCTCTTTCATGAAATTTGTAGCGTATAGATTTGCAGCTTCCTGTGGGCTGTACACATCTATTGCAGAATCCACTGTGCCTTCCCACACCTTGCCCGCTGATGACTTTGCCTTAACCAGTGTGGCAGGGTCCGCCGTTGTCTGCAATCCTGCTTGACGATTTTTAGACACAACGCTGTGCCTTAACACATCAGGATTAGACCATCGCTGTGCCAAGGCTTCTATATCTCCACGACCCATTTGGAAAAAGCTTCCCGTGCGGGCCTTAAGTGCCTCCATCTCACGCATGAGTGTTCTCAGCCTATCCTGAGAGTTTGTAAGCATTAATGGATCAATATCTCCTCTTGCAGCCACCGCCTTATCAATATCCGCCTGTACTTTATTAATTTGTTTTTGCTTTTCCGCAATCAATTTAGGCTTTAGTTCAAGTTCCCACTTGTCTATGCCCAAACGAACTTGATCACTTTCCGTTCCCAAGTTATTTCTAATATACGGTTGCAGCTTTTTTTCAATAAAATCTGCAATGCTTTGTGGAACTTCTTTTTCCGCGTTTGCCTCATCTAATTTTTTTTGAGCATCAGCTATAGCTTCACGCTGACGAGCCTTTGATGGCTTTATATCCCTTGCTAATTCAATTTTTTCTTTTCTACTACGTGAGGCTACGTTATGTTGTTCATATATTCTTTTAATACTTTCATTAGAATTTTGTAATGTAGCCTTGGCGCTATTTAAACTATTTTCCGCTATATTTTGCATTTGATCTTTAAATCTTAGATCAAAAGCTACCGTATCTTTTATAAGATTGTTTATGAAATGATTGACGGCATCCGCATTTTCTCTTTCAGGAAACCAGTTGCCGCCTTCTGGCTTAACGATGTTCATCGGTTTTGCCGCAGGAGCAGCCTTCATCAGTGCAGCTTCAATCTGCGGGCCTGATGACTTTATTGCTTCCAATGCCAATTTAGCCGTAGGCTTTGCTGCCTTCAGTGCAATTGACGGATCAATTGCTGTGCCTATTTCAACAAAGCCTTGCGACTCCTTCGTTGCCTTGCTCATACGCTTGGGCAGATAATCACGCTCTACCTCTGTACTGGTCGCGAACTTACGTGCCTTGTCGTCGCGAAAGATAGATTCGATATCACCAACTATCCCCGGCACACCTGCTACAGAGCCACGAGCCAAGGATTCAAGATTACTTACGCCTTCTCTGCCGATGCTCTTAAGTAGCTTTAATGCCTCACGTGCATCACGAACATCCGGCATCTTCATGTTGCGAAATGCTGCACGTGTGTCTTCAGTGATGGGGCCAGAATCCGCTACTTCACCATAAATAGGTGAGCCGTCTGCACGATGGACTACGCCACCATGCGCTTTTCTGATGTCAGGCTTTCTAACGTCAAAAGCGCCTTCATTACCAATAGCCGACTTGATCTTTTTGGGATCAAATATGCCAAGGTTCTTGACCCCCGCTTCCATCATGTACATGCCATCAAAGCCAAGCTTCTTCGCCGCATTGATAACCAGCGGATTTTCAATCTCTGACCACGAACCGCGGCTCAAGGCAAATGCAATATCTTCTGGCGAACTCATCCACGAGGTGCCTAATTCCGCTTCCTTCTTTTTCAACTTTTTCGATGACTTATATACTTCAGCGGCTATCTCTTTCAGATGACTTGCATTTTCAAAGTCAAACGGCTTTTTGACCTGCACATGGACAGGATATATCCGTGACGGACCGGTGAGTTTAGACGCGCTACCCAACCGCATCCCCGCAAACATGTCTGCAAATTCAGTCTGCGGAGTGACAAACGTCATGCCACCTGTGCCCGGTTTAAAGGAAGTAAATCCCTGATCTGCCCCCATGATTCGTAGACCTCCGGTTGAATCAGTAACCATGTTTGATGTGGGATACTGAAATGTACCGTGGTACATGCGGCGCTTTTCAGCAGACGGAGCCAAGAATGCTTCCCTTGCCTTCGCCGCCGCTTGTGGGTCGTACGCTTTTAAATACTGCGCCAGTTCTTCCGCAGACATTTTGCTTGTGGGAAACGTATCTGGTTTTGCAACAGGAGCGAATTTATCCACCACCGCCTTGTATGCATCCTTCACCCCCTTAGTTGCCCTTGGAAGTGCTTTGGTCAATATGGGTTTTGCGGCAAAATCGGGATTAACGAAAGTACCAATCTCGGTAAACATATCCTCTTCCGCGGTCGGCGCAGTCAAGCGCTTGGGCAGATACTGACGCTCTACTTCTCTGCTGTTTGCAAAGATACGCTTCTTATCGTCACGGAATACAGATTCCATCTCCCCTGCTGTTCCGGGAACCGCGGCAACCGCACCACGAGCGACTGACTCAACATTACTCAAGCCAGCTTTGCCAATATCCTTAAGCATCATCAACGCTTCACGCGCATTGAATGGATGTGAAGTCTTAAATGCAGTAATCGTATCTTGGGTAATGGGACCACTCGCACCACTCAAA